ATTGGCGTAAATTTCACCGTAAGATAGCCCCGAACCTGCTCCTGTCCAGTAGGTATCGCCCGTGCCTTTGATGTCAGCAAATTCTACGTTGTCCGTGGTTAGCAGGCTTTGATTAAGGCCGATAACCGTGCCGTTCTCAGTCCTGAAATAAGGAATTGCGTTGCCTGCCACTATATCTGCCCCGTAAAAGGCAAACTGATCTGCCACGTCTCCGGTTGGGGCTGTGCCGTTTTTTACTGCTATGCTGCTATGCCACCAGCCATGTTAGTGCCGAATGTGGTTGTAGCAAGACCAAGATTACCTGCTCCTGGATAAAGTAGAATATGGCCTGACGAGCCACAAGCTAACTTAATATCGCCTCCTGTGCTATCGTTGGTTATAATAAAGTCATTTACACTGTTTTCAAATGTTAAAGTAGCATAGTTTATACCACCATCCCCAGACATCTTAATCACAGCATCTGCACTATCGTTTCCATTGTCATTATCAGCATCAATCCAAAGTGTCTGCGTGCCGGCGGCCCCAGGAGCCGATATATGAAATGTCTCTCCTGGCACTCCCCCAATCCCCACCCTCTCATTCACAGTATCCACATTAAACACAGGAGTTCCGCCGTCTGCATCAAGTACTTGGAAGAACGTGGTAGAATCAACCGTAGGCTGGAATATTGCACTATTTAAGCCGAGAACAGAATTACCAGTAACAGTAAGACTAGGCAACGTAGTCGACCCATCTGCTGCGAGAGTAACATTATCGAGCCACTGGCTCAATTCCGTGTACTCGGCGCTTGTTAAATGATAATACTCGGCAGAAGTCCCTCCCTGCAAATCAGTTAGCTCTGTATTATGCAAAGACGTTCTTTTTTGAAAATGCCTTGTAAATGGATTGATAATCGTCTTCATCAGAACTCCAAACTAAACAACTGATATGCTAAACCAGCTCTTCCTGTCCAATTAGTAGAATAATCACTTGTTCCAGAATCGTATCTATAAGTACCGTTTGCGACATTCTCTTCCAGTATATACCAACCTCCGTCTTTGTCTAAAAACCCATAATATGCAGGATCGCCTGAATCATCAATGTCGCTGATTGAATATTGAGACAGATCGCTTAACACCAACTGGCCCGAACTATCACATTTTATAGGATGCCATGTTGTGCCACCATCGGATGATCCATAATTAGCAATCTCGCCATCTTCGATGTTGGATATTTTCCTCGGATGTTTCAACTCATGGTATTCGGCCATCATCCTTCCTTCGCTATGATTCTTCCAATAACCCTGACGGTTTCAGTTACAAACACAGGCTTTTTTACAGTAACTTCCTCTTCAATGATTTTCGGTACTTTTATTTCTGCCGGGAGCCTGTCTTTAATCTTAGCCACGGTAGCCTCAAGAGCCCCTACAAGCCCCTCAGTCTCTTTTAGCATGGCCTGTGCTTTAGAAAGCATAGAAATAGCCCCCTGTGCAACCTCGGCAACCTGATCCATAGATACCACGGGCAAGTCATATGGGACTTCGTTTGGGACAGGCACGTCGTATGGTCGTTCAACCACAACAGGAACCTTGACGATAATTTCTTTTTCTTTGATAATGGGCCGTTCGTACTCCCTGTCTGTTACCACGGGCTTTTCGTATGCCACCTCTCTAATAACAGGCTTCTCATATTCCTTGTCGGTTACAACAGGCCGCTCGTATTCCTTGTCGGTTATGATTGGCTTCTCGTACTCCGTATCAACAAACACGGGCCGCTCGATCTCTACTGTAACAAACTTGGGGACTTCTACGGTTTTTTCTATAATAACCTTCTTTGCACTCCCCTCGGTTTTTGCTCTATCGTCATGAAATTCTGTCATGGCTAATTGCCCCCCCTTAAATACATAGCTACATAACAAGTCCCACTACTCAACGGGTCTGTTGAAAGCGTTATCTTCACGGTATTCTCGCCCACCAGTGGTTTTTCTGTTGCTATCACGTTCGTAGAGCCTTCGCTTAGTGAGCTTGAGGCATAAATTTCTTTGCTATCTGAATTTTCAATAGAACAAATAGCGGTAACCACGGCCCCCGAAAAAGTGGGGATCTCCACAACAAGCGTATGGGTCAGTGCATTTGCGCTGATCGTGAAACTCTTGACCGTATCACCCGTTGCAAAGGCCAGTGGTTGCCGGTCTGTCTTGTGCAATGATTTGTATAGCTTTTTGCCTCCACCATCACCAAAATCTATTACATTCACATCGGACATAATCATACCCTCCTATTTTATCTTGCCACGGCCCGCCGTTGCTTTGCCGTGGGCCTTGTCATGCGTCGTATTTGCTGTGCTATTGATTGTCGAGTGATAAGCGATACCGTGCCGGCCCTGTATGCCGCACGATTGTACTTGGCAATATCATCATTTATTTCCTGGCGTAGAGATTGGTCTCTATTAGAAATGTATGCTCGGACCTTCTCATAGATTCTTTTGCGCCGCTCATTAAATCTGGCCTGTTCTCGCTTGCCCTCCCATGTTTTTTGAGCTAATCGTGCCTGTCGAGCAGACCTAAAACCTGCAACACGCAAGGCGGTTTCACCTTTGGCAGGAACAAGTGGTCGTCCCCGTTTATCCCAAACAGGATAGCCTCTTCTGGTCGTTGCACCCCTTAACTCTCGTATAGCCCTTAAAATATTTGCCCCAACTCCTGGTAGGGCTTTTTCAATGGCCCGCCCAGGCTGGCCCGTTCTTATAAATCGACCCGCCTCGCTTATATCTTTTGCCACGCCTCCGATTGCCCCTGTAAGGTCTAAAAGTTCTTTGGGTAATGATCCTGGCCCCATCGCAAGAGAGCCAGAAACGTCTATCCCCATTTCACCCAATACGCCTAATCGTGCGGCCTTCTCGGCTCGTTCTCCAAGCTGTTCACGAATTGTATCGTACACCATTTTTTCAGCATCCCTGTCATCTCCAAGGGCTTTAAGCATGGCATTTGCAAAGGCTATAATTGTGTCTTTCAAGGGAAACGCTGCAATACCAGAAAGAACCGCAGGGGCCGCAAGTGCATAGATTATTCCCTTCACGTTTTTCTTTTTCACGCCCACGTCGTAATACATTTGAAGAGCATTGTGCGGGAATTTAGCATAAACATAAACCATTTGCCCCACCCTGGCCGCCGGTCCCGTGCCTTGAGCCCACGAAGGGAGCGTTTCTTTGCCATAGATGCCGTGAGCCCTGTCGGATGCAACCTTGGCCTTTTTAGTAGCCTCTGATGGGGACAAACCGTTCTTGCGGGCAAGTCGGAACCCTGCCAACATAGTCGCCCCCCTAACCCATTCCTCGGACTTACCGAATGCCCACATACTACTACCCATAGCTTTTGACCAAGCCGTGCCATAAGCCCCCTGGATATGACCGCTTGCCTCACGGGTGTATTGAGGGTCAGCATAACCCTTTCTTTTCTGCTCAAGGATAAAAGCCTGCTCGTCTTTATTCTCAAGCTTTTTGCCAGTCATGGCCTTCCCGTAATCCTTGCTGGCTTTTGAAAGGGCCAAGCCTATCTTTGTAAAACCACCTTTGCCATCCATTACATATTGATGAATTGCTACGGGTGCGGTTGTGACCAGCGATGTTATATTGACGGTAATGGAACGTGGGTTAAATCCGAGATATTTAAAGGTAGCTATGCTTTTCAAAAGCCCTATCACCCTATCTGCCCGTTCAGGATTTCTAAGCTGTTCCTCAATATATTTACGCATAGCCCTGTGAGTTTGGGGCTCCTTGGCTTGATCGACACCACCTACTTTCTTACCCGCTTTGTATTCTCCGAATAAGAGATTGAACAGCTTTTGTGCAGTTTCAGCTTTTGCCATGCCACCGCTATTATTAGACGTATATCGAATAAACCTCTCAAGCGGGTCAGTCATATATCCGGCTATAACTGCTCCTTTGCGCCTGCGGATCATGGTTGCCCTGGCTCCACGGGACTTAATAAGGTCTGAGGCTGATGTCAGCATATCTTCAAGAAACATCATTTGAAGTTCTGTATCATACTTTTTCAGGCCCTCGCCTTCCTTGGCCGCCCGCTCAATAGCTGCACCAACCTCCATTACTCGAATCATAGAGAAGGTTTCTTCAAGAAGCTGTTCTTTGGGGCTAACTTTTACATCGCTATATCCTTTTTTTCTAAGACTGGTTGCCAAAAACTCGGCGGCAACCTTAGACCGCTTGTGTTGTCTTATTCTCTGGCCGCTAATACCAAATTTTCCTTGAACTACCCAATTGCCAGGCTCTCTAATCCGGGGAGCATAAGAGCCTTTATACTGGCCCATCATCAGAAGGGCTTCTTTAAGATTAAGGGGCCGCTTTTTGCCGTTCTTATCAATATATGATCCAAAATCAGGGTATACTGGTTCTTTGTCCTGAAACTTTGCCTGCTCTTCGATCTTTGCAATCAAGTCCCTCATAGGCTTTTGCATAGCCTCAAGCTGCTTGTCGAATGAGGCCCTGACAAGACTCCATACATGGATTATATCCTCATTAACACCTGCCTTGCGAAGGCTATCCACTGTATGAACCTTATTTTGAATATCAGCCTCATCAAGGATTTCCTCAAGTTGCTCATATTCTTTTGACCGCCTGCCTGTTAAAAATCTGAATTTGCTAATTCCACCTTTTCGACCAAGCGCAACCAGGGCATCGGTTACAGTATCAAACGGGCTATTTATATCATCTACTTGATTAAACTCGTTGAAGTTTTCATGATAGAGGGATGAACGGTCTATGGCTACTTCAGTAGCTTTTCTTTGAGCAGGATGGTCATACCATTCAGGAGACTTAACAAGATGTTCTACCGCTTTCCCAAGCCCCGTCTTGCGGGGATCAAGCCCTCTGCCAAGGGCTTTAAAATGTTCTTTAATTTCGTTTACACCTTTTTTGTCTGCTGGGGTTGCCTTTCTCGTTTCTGCCATTGTAATTTCATCAAGAATGCTCTGTGCAGTTGGTGATAGGGGTTTCTCGCCATAGGGAGCCTCTTTAAACGTTATAGCCCCACGCTCACTTTTCAAAACTCTCTTGGCATCAGCGAAAATTTTTAAGGCCATATTCTTTACCTTGGCCCATGTATTACCAAGGGTAGCCTTGAGCTGCTTTGAGAACTGAGAGAACTTTGTATGGCCCTGATTGATTATGTGCTTTCCGACTGTAACCAGATCCTTATAAATAGCGGGACCATCTTTTTGTTTCATGGAGAAGGAGCCACGCTGGTCTTTCAGGGCGGACTTGATGCGGGATTTGGCTTGGTCAATGTCTGTCGAAAGTTTTTCCGCAATTTCCGGCATCCGTATCACATCAGCTTTCTCAATTATGCCCTTTCTGCCCTCCGGCCACGTTACTTGAATCTTGCCCCTGTCTTTACCCCTCGTAATTTCTCGGTACTCACGGAAAGGTATCTGCTTACCCTTGCGATAGGCAAGGCCCGGCTGCGTAGGAGCTACGGCTTCGGGTTCAGGCTTTGCTTCTGGATATTCCTCTGGAAATAATTCTCCTGGCCTCCCTGCTAATTTTTCGGGCAACCCGCTTTCTCTCATTGGCATAACAACAGCAACTGTCTTGCCTTTAGACTTGAACACAACTGGGCCATCGACAACAGTAATGGATGGTTTAGCATCGGGATAATTCGTAAACACCACATCAACGTATTTAGCATTTAGAAATACCTCGGCCCCGTCCTTGCCCTTAACATGGACTACGGGTACGTTTTCTTTGGGACCAAATCTTGTCTCTCCAAGTATTGTTGCAGGTGTTAGCCCTACCTTTGGGATGGCTCCTTGTATGTCTTTAGCCTCTTTGCCCGTTCGGACGGGTTGTTTTATCTGTGACCTTGGGACCCTGATTGCATAGTGACCCTCTGAAAACCAGCCACCTTTATAATGCTGGTCAGCCACCTCTTTTTCCTTGTTATATGCCTCTACTAATTCCTGTTTCCTTGGCTCGTACTTATTGTAATACTCAACCTCACCTTCCATGCGCTTACCAATAGGTTTCTTGGAGGGTGTCGTGTATGGCTTTTTCTCAAGCGTAGACAGTAAAAACTTTTTTGCTCGCTTCTTAAACTCCTGAAGATGTGCCTTAGAGTTTATAATCTCAAAATCACCATCATCAGGGACGTGGATTGTTATCGTGCCGTATTCTTTTTCTCGTTTTGATAACTCTTTTTCTGTTGTTTCAGCTATTTTTTGCAATTCTTTTTTACTTAATGTGCCACGCCATTTTTCTGGATACGGAAGGTAAACCTTTTCAAACGTACCAGTAGGTGCTTCCTCAATCGCTTTATCGATCTCATCAATTAGATACTTTTTTTGCTCTTTTGGAGCAAGGGGCTTGGCCTCAACTTTGAGGGTTGCTTTTAAATCAGGATACTCAACAAGAACAGCATCGGGTACAGGCTTATTCTCAGAAAGGGCTATTTTAACATGCTCTTTGTGCATTGCGGGTGACTTGATATGACCATCAATCCAATCGGCTTGCTTCATCTCCCACGGCTCTTTGGCCTTTAGGGCCACTTCCTTAGGAGCCTCAGCTTTTGGCAATCTCCCCAATTGTTCATCTACTAACGCCTCAACCTCTGGCCCATCGGCTAATTTGACCGACTTAGCGTTTGTTTGGGCCTTTTGAGTGGCTTTCTCGGCAATCTTGGCCCTGCCAGCTTTATCAGCCGCAATAGCGGCGTCAACGGGCTGTTTGATTTCATCAACGATCCGTTTGCCAAGCGGCACTTCCGCTTCTACCTTGGCTTGAAGCTTCTCGGTAGGGGTAAGTTCTTCAGGCTTGCGTAGTTCCCATCCGTCCTCAACCTGAACGGGCTGATATTCAGGTCCCAATTTTTTAGCCTTAGCCGTAAGAATGGCCGCACCTTTTGTCTTAAACGGAGTATCCTTTTTCGTGCGTATTACATCGGGAAGCACTACAGGTTCTTTTTTCTCAGCAATCTTTTTGATAAACCTTTCTTTGGTAGTCAAAGGCGGAACCTCTTCCTTGGCTTTTACTGGCTCCTTTTTGGCCTCTTCAGGAAAAGCCTTGTTTATAACCACTTGTCGCTCTTCGTCCGTCAATCGCCGTGGCTTGCCCTCTTCGGCCTCAATACGGGCTTCTTCTTCTGCCCACAAGCGATTAATCTCTACCTGCCGTTGCTCCGCTATTGTCTCTGAGGGTTTCGCCTCGGCTTGCTTTTCAGCAATAACCTCATCAATCTGTGTAGTAAGATCGGCAAATCGTGGGTCTTGGCGCATGGTCTCAAGTTCTTCAAGGGGAGCCGCACGAAGCTTGTCGGGAGATACCTTTTTCTCTGTTGGCGGAATTGCTTCCTCTGTTTTCCTTATAGCTCTTTGCCCAATAGCACCCATGCCCCCACCAAGAAGAAATGCGGCAGGAATAACATCTACGCCCTGCTTCATGGCCTCGACAACATCGCCCTCCATGCCGCCAGCTTGAAGAATAGCCGCCTCAGTAGGCTCCTCTGCCCATTCCGTCACGGCTTCAGCCACGCCTGTTGTAAGATACTTGATGAGCTTGCCTCGTTTTGCAGGTGTCAGCGCTTTTCCAACAGGGATAGCGTTCAGCACACCAGCCGCAAGAGTCATAAGCTCTCCTGCTGCGGCTGCTTGTTCTTCGGTAGCCCCTTGTTTTAGGGATTCCTCGTATGTGTTTGTACCTTCAAGTGCGCCACCAACCGTACCACCGGCAAGGCCAGCCCCCAGGGTCGCTAATCGGCCAACTACTTTAGGGGTAAGCTTTATGGCATTGCCAGCTATCTTAATATACCGATGCGCTCCAACGCCTGGAATAATAGCAGCACCAAATGATGGAAGCATATCAGCTACCGAATACCCCCAATAGCTTGCCTTTTTCAGTAATCCAGGATTTTCCCATAAAGTTCCCCACTCTTCCGGTTTTTCAAAATGGGTTTGTTCTTTACCCCAAAAATCTGCTGCAACGTCTCCGGCTTCCTTAATCGTATCAGATCCGGTTTTGCCACCCAGCCACCTTGTGGCAAGCCCAGCCGATTTAGCCAGTCCCAAAACGCCATGCGCCGCACCCTTTGCCGTGGTCTCAAAAAATCCAGGTTCTTCAAGGTCAAAACCTGCATTTGCTTTCATTTGAGCAAAAACTTTGCCTTGATCTTCACCAGATAGAGACTTAAACGAAGGCTCTTGCTGAAGGTCTTTTGCATACTGCCCGTGAACAGCACGCTTTTGATCGTCTGTCAGAGACATCCAGTTATCGCTTGTCGTTATTTCATCCCAAGCCGGTAGCATCTTAAAAATCCTTAATACTCAACACTCACGTCCTTCAATACCCTACTGATGTAGTCAGTTGCCCCGCCAACAGTAGCCTTGTCCCCCGTAGCTGGTAGGCCCAGCTCTTCCCTGATAAGCTTTTTAGTGTTCTGAGCCGCCTTTTTGCTTAATGTTGAAGTGGCAGGATCTCGGATAATATTGTCAAGTTTCGTGACACTGTCCTCTGGGCTTGCCAGCATATCTTCCGTGGTTAGATCAAAACCAGCCGTCTTTTTAAGCGTGCCTAACCAAAACTTAATTTTGCCACGCCTGTCTTTTGAGGCTTTCTCTTCTAAGCCGACGGTAGGCGTCTTTGTAGGGGTAAACTTGCCCCTCGTACCCCACTTGCCAAGCTCGGCCTCTTCTGTCGGAGTTCGACTCATCCTGGTAATAACGTCTCCCGCATCAGTTTCTTTATAAAAAGGGATACCCGCATATTCTTTCTTTAGAAGACCCTCAAGCAGTCCCATGCTTTTTAATCGTCCAACATCACCGAAAGTACCAGGGAATCCTGGTTGTGGTATTCCAGGCTCCATTCCTGGCACGGCTGTTTCACCAGGGCTTATCATTGGAGCTTCCCCACCTGCGCCCTGCCTGAAAAGCTGTTGCAACATTCCTTGCGGAACTGGGCTTGTTTCAAACTTCTCCTGCCGTTGCAGCCCTTTTAGTTGGATGTCCCCAACTGCTTTTTGTTGGGCCAGTTTGTCCATTGCACCAGTTTGTTTTAGGCCAACAAACAGGGCTTCAAGCCCCTGTTTCGTTCTAATATTATTTCGGTGGGCTATGGCAAGCACGTCTTTGCCAGTAAGCTTTTTTCCGCTTCCCATCGTTTGAAGGATCTCCCTACTGGCGTTTGTCATATTTTTCTTTAATGCCACATCGCCCATTACGCCGGTCAAGTATCCATACCGTGCACGGCTACGGGCATCAGGATCATAAGATGTTGCCATAGATGTTAGCGCTGATAATACGCTCATGCGTCCTCCTCACATATTCGGCCCAACACCGTGCCCGTACAGATTAGGGTCAGCGCTGGGGGTTGGTGTGGGCTTCTTAAATGCTGAATATAAATCCAAGCCCGATTGGGCAAGGCTCATCAGGTTCCCGGCCTGTGTGGTCCAGTGTGGTCCAGGCTGGTCCAGGCTACCTGTTTGCGTAGTAGTGGGTATGCTATATCGCATGGCCTCAAGCGGGTGTGCTTTCTTCCACAAATCCTCAAGATAGGCCAATTGACTCCAACCAGGTGTGAATTTTTCGGCCATTTGCATCTTCTTGCCAGCCACATCCGTTTCCGCACCGTAGATGTTCCGGGCAAGATCGCCTAACAGCCCCGCTGTTTCCATGCTTCGCTTCGGCACAAAACTGACAGGACTCTCGCCACCAAAAGTAACGGTGTAGGGGTCAAGCAAGCCGCCGGTCTCTATGTCCTTCAGCTTGCCCGTGTATGTGTCTGTCAGGGTCTCATAATCAGAAATAAACTTGTCGGCTTCTTCGCCTAAGAACTCTTCTTGTTCTCCAAGAAGACCTTTTAGGCCAACGGCTTCGTCATCACCAAAATATTCCGACATCAGGGTTTCTAAAAACTTTTTCCCCTCTTCCGTGCGTGGCCCAGGCACTATTTCGGTAGTTTGAGCACCGGATGACGTGCCACCACCACCACCACCACGACCCTCAGAGGCAATATATGCAGCCCCTACCGTAGCGGCTGCCACTGCTACCATTCCCCAGCTCATTTAATATCCTCCTTTTGCACTTCACGGCAAAATTCTATCAGCTTAGCTTCTGTTATTTCCCCTGGCGATTGCTTTTTAACACTATCCGGCAAATCATCAAATGTCTTTGCTATAATTTCATCTTCTATTTTTTTCAAATCCGTTTCTTTTGTTACATGAACTGTTGCCCAAACCGTCTCTTCGTGCATGTAAAGAATCCGTTTTGTTCCTGGTTGCGTAACACCGGAAAACGGAGCCTTAATCCTCTGCACACCCTTTTCTGTCAATACGGACACATCACCACGTAAGACAAAATAGGGGTGACAGATTTTATGTATCTTGCTGGTAAGCAACATTCCTTTCGGCATTGTTATTTCACGGACATAAGCGCCATCAACAAAAGTATGCTTTAAGGGAGCACAGTCATCTTCAAATAAGGCTCCTGGTATTGCTGCCATTTTACTTTCAACATCAAGAATTTTCTTGCGGATGACTTCTGGTGGCGCATCTTTCAGAGAGATTGCTACCGTGCTCTTTTTTTGTTTCTGTAAACCTTTGGGTAGCTCTGGCTCGGGCCTATGCCGTGATTGATCTGTGTAGTGCATGGTTACTCCTTGTCCGACTTTTTTAAAGTCTCAATTTCTTGCTTTAACTGCTCGTTCTCCTGCTTTAAAACTACAAGGACTTCCTCGCTTAAAGATAGCTTTACATAAAGATGGCCTATGTATTGAAGCAGTTTGTCAATGGAAATATTCATGCCATTTCTCCTCGTATGTTGTCGGGCATTAGATTTTTTTCCTCAAGCTCTTACAAAGTATGTAGTTGGGCTTTATGATTACAATATATCGCTCCAGCCGGACGTACTCGTTTGACATGTTGCCCAAAGTACGGGCCCTTAAGCCCACAACGATTGTACGGATTGCCAAGAGCACATACACGATATACCTTAGAAACGATGTTTTGCTGGCTGGGCTGCTGGCTATAATTTCTTCCTCAAGCTTTTTACAAATTTTTTGATTGGCTTAAAAACTTGTTATAACAACAAGCCCTGCGGTACCAGCCCCTCCAGTTCGTGGAGAACCGGCCCCCGCTCCGCCACCCCCACCTCCAGAACCATATCCTGTTCCTGCACTGCCGGCGGCATTTGCTGTCGCTCCCCCTGCTCCGCCAATTCCACCTTGTGCGTGACTTGTTGCTCCCGCTACACCCGGGACCGCCGTTGATGTTTCTCCCGTATCCCCTGCTTGTCCTGGATATCCTGGTGACGATCCCCCTGCACCGCCAGCCCCATCACTTGTTCCTGCTCCACCATGCCCTCCACTTCCACCGCCACACGTAGCTAAAGCTCCTACCGAAGACGCTCCTCCTGCTCCACCAGCACTATTTGCCGCCCCGCCCGACCCCGCTGCACCTATTGTTACCGCATAGTCAGTTCCCCCGACGGTTGTATAAGTTTTTCTCAAATACCCGCCGCCACCTCCACCGCCTCCACCAGTAGTCCCACCACCACCGCCTCCACCGCCTCCACCACCCCACATTTCAATAGTACTTTTTGTAGTTTTTGCGGTAAAAGTTCCATTTGATGTAAAAATCTCTGGTGTAATTGTCGTGGGGACAGGATCAGCACCAGTAGCGCCAACAACAAGTTGTCCGTCTGTCATGGCAGTTAACCACTTAGGGTCAGCGCCGGTTGCCCCTATAAGCACTTGTCCCGTAGTTCCAACAGCAAGTGGCGTGATCGGTCCCGTGCCGGAGCCGACAAGTATGCCGTGGTCGGTAAGTGTAGTGGCTCCCGTGCCACCACTTGCCACCGTTAAAGCCGCTGTTAGTGTCAGGGCCGCAAAAGTAGGTGAGCTTGTAGCCTTTACTGCTTGGTCAAACCAGTCATTTAGGGTTGTATTGCCATTTACGGTGATGTTTCCACTTAATGTTATTGTCCTGTCCGCACCCCCTAAAATAAGATTTAGAGTTCTGTTTGCAGTAGCCTCATCTTCATTCCAATGAATAGTTGCGGTGTGGCTTGCATTAGTATCATAGAGCTTTAGATCGTCAAAGGTGGGGGCCGAGGATGTTTTTACCGCCTGATCGAACCAATCAGCTAATGTAGGATTACCAGATAGCGTAACCGTCCGTGCCGCATCCCCCGTCGTTACTGTTAATATCCTATCCGCCGTCAGGTCAGAACCCGCCTTGAAAATCAAATCATGAGAAGCATTAGTATCAAGCAGATGAAGACCCGCATTGCTTAGTGTAAGAACACCGCTCACACCCAAACTTGCCACAAGAATCCATCGTTTATTGCCAGCATTGGCATCTGGCGAGATTACGTCCGGTGAGCTTTCGGCTGCGGCGGAATCAGCGTCCAGGGTGTAAAAGTAGAAAGTATCTACTGTAAAAACAATGGCATCATCAAGGTCTTGTAGGGCAGCCCCGTCGATACTATCAAGGGAGCCTGCTACACCACCGATTAGAGAAGTAGAACTGTAGTTTGCTAACGTCAAGATATCACCTCATTTCACTTAGCCTAATAATTAAATATTCTGCAAAAAGTTCAGGAATGTGCGATACGGGACACTCGGATCTTCCCCGCCCCGCCCCAGTCCTGCTATCTGAGACAGCAACCCAGGATATGCCGTCTTTGCCTGAACACCGACATCAGCCATTGTCCCTGTTGCCTGCTTGTTCAGTTCTTTCATTAGCTGCACCATTGCATCACCCGAAACTTGACTACCAAGCACGTTCCGGCCAGCAAGCTGATTCAAAAGCCCTTGCCCTTCCGTTCTTACAACATCCCCAAATCCCCTTGTCATTCTGCCCGTATAGTCGGTAAGGGCTTGAGGATATTCCGTGGCGGCCTTTTTCAGTTGAGGCATGATGGAGCTCAAAAGCCCTTCCCTGTGTTGTGGCGGTAAGCCACTCCAAGGATACAGATTTTTGGGCATGTCGAATATTGGCGTTGGCAAAGGGTCTGCTGGAGTGTTAAAAACATCCCCAGTCTGCAAGCTCGTTACTATTGCCATAATATCCTCCGTTATTCAGAAAGTGGTCTTGCTTTTAGTAAAATACTGTTAACCCGTAGCGATTCACCGTTAGGGTCAATATTTCTAAGAATGGCCTGAAGTTTACTATAATTTCCGTTAATCAGCCCGTCACTTCTGGTGTCAAAGGCTATATTAAGAGCAACATCAGCGGCCACGGAATCTATGTCATCAATATCCATCTTTTGATCGTATATTTCCAAATCTGCCGTCACGCCTGTTGTGTCGCTACCGTGAGACACATTATATTTTTCAAGGCAAACATCATTAAGCGGGCTCTCAAGTAATTTGGGAGACATTGTATAGGGCACATCCACACTGTTATCTTGGACAACCGTGGAGTCCAGCTTGTAAATATAGCCATCGTCACAGGCTACAAAAAACATATTGCTGTGACTGGCAAATGCTGTTGGTTCAAGCACGGTCTTTACCTGAACGCTTGTGGTATCTGGATCACCGGAATCGTCCCTGATATAAATCGTGCTGTAACCCAAAGTATCATTATCACCATAAGCCCATTGATGATCAGTGAGGCTGCCAAGTGTTCCGGCTGTTATTATTGAATCTTCAAGGAGTAAATAAGGTGGTTCAGTTAAAGACGGGTCTCCCCCGCCTGTCAATTCTACATAATATTCATTTGTGCCACTCCCGCTTGCGGTCCATTTGTATGTTGCGGAAGATAAATCATCCCTGATAAAAACATACTCGGTCCAAGGGTATCTGATTCTCCCCCGCTTATCCGGCACCGGAGCTTTTGTATGTACTACGAGACATCTTGGATAGCCATCCAGTTTTAGAAAATATTGGCCGGTAACGCCATTATACCCCGCAAAAGCCTCTCCGTCCGTCCAATAATTGTCTATGCGATCATCCACGGCATCGGACTCAGAGAATGTCCGTAAATCCCCGTACTGTTCCACACCAGCAAGTGCGTTCACGCCAGCTTCACTGCCGAACCAGATGTCGTTAATGATCTGCAAAGCTGTTTTGTGCGTAGAATAAACCCGCTGAAACATGGGCGGCAAAGCCCAGTCTGATGGAGAGGTGCCTGTCAGCTTGCAAATATAAGGTTGATTAACCTGCCCGAAAATATATATATCCCCATATTGAGCCACGATAGCTCCGACAGGAAAATTCGCTGCGTTATCATCTATTGCACCGATATAGCCCCCACCGCTTGCCGTTGACCAATCATAGTAATCATTGACGTTGCAGTACCACATTACGCCCCTGTTGTTTGGATCACCGGCAACAAACGCCCTGCTACCCTCAACAAGACCGAATCGTGCTTTTGGTGGTCTGCCAGGCTTAATCGCCATTAGCACAAGCTTTAAGGCATCATCCTGCCATGAAGGAGCACTGTCGTAATACTTGCCGTCACCATCAGAAGCCACGGTATCGCATTCAAGCTGAATGTAGTTTGTAATCTTTTTAGCCGATACGGTGTCGATTTGGCCGGTAAAAGATGACCCCTGAAACTTCAGGTTGCCCGTTCCGGTTGCCGTAACTTCTTCTGTATGAGTTCCGTTTGCGCTCCGAGCCGTACCATTTACACCTCCAATTTGAGGCGTAACGCTGGTTCCAGAAAATCCCGATAGAGTAAAAACAACTCGGTAGGTTTCGCCCGCCACGGCAGAAACGTCTTGCTCAAGGTCGGCATTGGACGCAACGGCATTAGCTTTATTGGTCAAGGCCCCCGCTCCATCAACGGCAGGATAATAGCCAGCACCTTCTGTCCAGCTTGTAAAATCTACCAACTGAGCACAATCCCCGCCCGTTGTTTCTGCTGCCCCATATCCACTTGTATCGAGACTATTGCCAACGGTAGTCTGAAGTTCAAAAGTATCGCCAGCATTACTCCTTAACACCCAATACTCGGTATTTAGTTCGGTCATTTCGGTTAGGCCACTGAAGTAAATTACATCGCCATCTGTATATCCGTGACCCGCATTGAATGTAACTACGCCAGGATTAGCTTTTGTAATCCCTGTCAATCCCTTGGCAGTGGCTTTTGAAGTTGCCTCAAGCACCCCATCCGTAACCTTTTCCGAACCAAGAGGATCGCCAGAATATGTTATCACCGCCCAATACAAAGTCCGTTGAGATAAGTCGCCAGAGCTAAACACAAAGTTTCGTTCCTCAGCAGTTGTGTCAATATCAGCCGCAGAAATGATTGTGGTGGACGTTGCTGCCAGAACACCGGCATTGCTGTAAAGCTCACAGCCGACATTGCCCGTAGGGCTACCGACTTTTTTAAGATAGGCATCAACCTGTGTAGTGGTAATAGTATATCCGGCATCCCAGGATTGCGTCTCGAACTTAACGCCCGCCTTGGTGTTACCCCCACTATAAAGCTTGATCTGTGTATCTGCCGTCAGGCCGGTATTATCGTGCTGATAACCGTTCGTGCCGGTTCCATCATCGTACGCAATCGTTATGGCTCCGGTAGCCTTATCCCATACTTTGATATAGCTACTATCCAGAATCAGGGCCACAGTTCCAAACGGGAGAATAGTTGTCTCACCTTGAAGGGTCGTGATTAAAACCGGAGCTTTTGTCCCTGAGAGATAATAAAGCTTGTTATCCGTCTTTGTAACAACAAGCTCATCTGCTGCACTGGACCCAGGAGCATCGAATACCCATGTCCTATCATCAGTATCTTTCCATTCCCTGTCATCGGTGTTCGCAAAAACCCGAACACTTCCTATATCTGCTTCTGTTGGAAAGTAAGCGATATAAGAGGCAGGGTTCGTCAATACGCTTGTCGAATAGCGTGTCAACCCTTCCCTGGTCTCAAGGCTACCCAAAGGTAGAATTTTGAAATTAACGCAGGCCGCCAACTCTTTGGGCGAAATAGCCGCAGGAGACAGGCTTGTGTTCAAGCCGAGGCGGAAGCCATCAAAAACAATGGGTGAAGACGGTGCCTTGCGCCTTGGTGCCCTGGCTAAATGCTTTACAGATAGCATCAGATACCCTCCACTGTGCTGAACATGTCTGATATTTGTCGCCTTATTCTAATGCCCCGCATATAAACCATGCTCATTGCACTACCCATCTCAATTTCTGCAAGCATGGCTTGTCTGGAGTTATCACGCTCTAATGTTTCCAGGGCTTCCACGATCAGAAGCCGCTGTATCACCCTGTTGAAAATGCCGTCCCACGGCAAAGCATCGGTGTCATAGGTGGTCAAGGCAGTAAGCGGCTCCCAGTATTGAACATGTACAGTATAAGTATCGTCCGGCACCCACAAAAAACCTACCTTGCCGTCCTCAGTTAAATAATATGCCTCCGGTGCTGAGGTAGTTGAGCCGTAGTCGTATTTTACCTTGTCCGCTTCAGATACTTGACCAAGGAACGTATCCTCCCCGTCCAGCCACACACCATCATGTAAAAAGCCGTTATGGGAAAACGTGGGCGTATATTCCAAGGTGCTGGCAGCGGTGGTTATAGTCCCTTCCGCATAGACAAGATTAGACTCGACAAAACACAGCTTTTGATAAATTGTTTCAAGTATATCATTAACTATCGCCAGAAATTCAGCATCCGTGAAATGCAACTTGTTTACATCACGAATCTTGACTCGTGCGTTATCGCCAGCGGTCTTGACTGTTCCCATAGACTATGCCGCCTTTTGTTCCGATTCTACCTTGCCCAGTTGCTCAACTATGTAGTTGCTGATTTTACGGGTCATCACAATCTGCCCCGTCATCGGGTCAAGCTCCGGTATCATCTCCGGGTACTGATTTCTTGCCAGGGCCATAGGATCGCTTGATTGATAGATACCGCTATCGTCCGGTATGACAAGCCTGGTTTCCTCCACGGACATTCTCAGTGCATCAACATGCGCTTTAGATAACAGCACTTCCTGGCCTGGTAAAAACTCCCGCTTATTCTTGCGGTCATTCACAATTACCGTTATCGGGATGTTGGCATTGTCCGGGTCCACGTTTGTTCGGGTAACACGACATCGGATATTGCACTTTAGTGGCTTTATGGAGATTTTGGGCTTGTCCTCAACCTTTCTGCCAATAAACCCACCAGGGACCGCAACCGGCTCATGCGTCGCTCTTAGTTTCTTTTGTGTAAGCGCAATGACACAAGCGCCCTTTTTTTCAAAAGGTTTACCGGCCTTGGTTAACACATCACTTTCTAAAAAAGGTGTTTCTTTTGTACTCATGTTGTCCTCCTCAACAGCCTATTGTCGCTGTTGTAATGTTCGGGGACCATTTGTCGGCCCCCGAACATAAGGTTAGAATGTTTACGATCAGGTCATTAAACCCACGCCACTCAAAGGCGATTGTGCCCACTGCCTCGGAATAATGTAGCAAACATCAGCAGTATCGAAGTCCGCAGCGGCGGTTGCCGTATCAAGGTTTTCGTCTTCATAGGTATAAATACGGCAATGCCTGGTCTTGCCAGACGGCTTAGTAATCTCGCCCACATAGGCATAATTATCATTTGTCTCGTTGATAATAATAAACTTGCCGTTAGGAGAAACACCGGCCTCAAGGAAATCAATGGAACTATCCTCGAAATAGGTGTTGCTACTTGTGGTTCCATCGTGGACGGCACGAACCATTGGCACGGTCATCCTGTGAACAATCACGCAATATGGGATACCGTCAACAATACCAACGGATGATGCGGTGATTTCAATACCGTTCGCCTCGTACCATCGGCCATTCTCAACATCAGAAGGCGTTCCACCAGACCCAGGTACGGTCCCTGGCTCATCGTCAAATTTTACGAGTCGAATACCATCACTGGTGTCAAGATTATAAACACCATCGTCGGCATTGATCTCGATTGAGTCCTCTTCCGGCAGTAATGGACACCAGAACGCAACATCCTCTTCAGTTGCCATTGATCGCACTTCAACAAAGCCAGGGGCAAAGCCGGTATAGAAATACGTGGAGGCTCCCGTCCCCTGACCATATAAAACTAATGTATCCCTCATTTTATCATCACCTCCCTTTCTATAGATCGGTCACGCCGCACTCGATGCGGTTCATGAAGTTATCGTTAAGGATCTTGGCTGTGCGAGCCATTTTCCAGCCGGAAGTCGCCCTCTGGTTCAAAGGATCTTCCGTGCCCGCACTACCCATCTTGTGAATAATGTTCTTGATGTTTCCTTTCTGAAGCGGCACGGTCGCATAAGCGTTCTGGCCAACGATCAGATGAGAGTAAACATCAATGTTTGTGCTGTCAGCGGCCACTAATCCCGTAGCGCCAACGGCTACGCCACCAGCCAACCAAATCTTGGCATTGGTGGTCAGAAGGAACCGCACGTTGCCCCAGCTACCGATTTCCTCTTCCTGGGCATTTTTCTGACTGGCGTACTCTTCAACCTTTGTGAAACCAGCCAATGCCTCAATGTCCTGACGGCAATCGGTATGGGCAATACAATAAAAACCAGGGGCAATTGGCCTTGTGCCAATCCTCTGTCCAGCTACGACCATCGTTCTCACCTTTTTGGCGTTATTGCCCTCAAGGATACGAACTGCCGACTTAACATCTGCCGTAGCAATGGCCGTGGCAACAGAAGACCTGCCGGCAACGCTATTCGCATAGCGCACACTCGTACCGGCTACTATCACATCACGGTCAAGCGTATCAGCGGTTAGGCCCATTGACTCACCCAAGATTTCCCCCCCTTCCACCAGTGTCGCATCCAGCCCTGTAAGCTGAATTACATCGGAGAAAGTCAGAAAGTCCCCGTAAAATTTGACCGTTGCGTAAATATCCGTGGTCGTGAGTTTCTTGCCAGTAGGCGTTACGCCCTCACTCAGCGGTGTCGTGTTTGCCGCAAGAGAATTAAATCTACGGAAGTTAATCCGCGTCCCCTTGTTTTTCGGAAGGGGCCGGATCTGCCCAAAACGGCCATGGATAAGGGCTGGCAACGCCCGTGTTAGTAAGTTGCGGTCATAGTGTCCTTGCAAGTTTACCGCAATGTCACTCGTTCCTGTTATAAGTGCCATTTAAAAACACCTCCTATTTTTTCAAGCATAGCCTTTTACTTTGGCTAATTGTGTTTCAAAGTCCTTGTTTGACAGCTTCCAAGCAGCATCTACATCATCAGACGCTCTTGGAGCTTCACCTCCACCAGATTTGACTTTAAAAGGCGGCTTATTAGAAGAGCTTGGCTTGCCCTCTGAGGTCGTGGTCAATTTTTCTACTTCCTGGTCTTTCACGAAGTCGTAGAACTGACACAGTGCCGCAGGGTCCGAATCAATCCGCTGGTAGTCTGCCACGCTCAACCGGCCAACATATTCAGGGAACTTGCTCATGACATGATGAAAATGTTTCGGGTCTCGTGTCAAAAGCATTGTTGCTACCGGCGATTGTTGTGGCGCTGTCGCTTCAGTAGAAGCATCGCCACCCTTTTTTTGTGCAGTAGCGCCAAGTAGCTTGACTACGCCCTGAAGGTTGTCCTTTAACCAATCAACCTCACTATCGTACTCGTCCATTGGCTTTACTTCTAAAGCCTGGGCCTCATCGCCTGGCTTCTCTTCCTTGGTTGGCCCCTCGGTCTTTTTCTTCCAGTGAGCTGCGACTATTTGAGCCAACTCGGGGTCGGCTTCAATCATCTGGACAATCTTGCCATGTGGGCCGACCTTCGTTTCATAATCGAAACCCTTCTGTGCAAGATTTACGATCTTCTCCTTGGTAAGCCGATGAACCTGACCGTGATAAACAATTTCTATTGTATCCTCAGAATCTTCATCCTCAGAGGCCGGAGCCGTCTCGGGCTGAAGGGGCTCCAACTTAAAAGCCGGTTCCTCTTCTTTTTTCTCAGCCTTTTTTGTTTCTGGCTTCTCCGGTTCTTCATCTTCGATCTTTTCAGGCTCTTCGACTTCTTCAGGAGCCTCGGGTAAAGGAATAAAGCCCTCCTCTTCTTCCGCCTTTGTTAAGTCGTCTTTTACTTCTTCTTCCGATTTTGTCGCCTTATCTTTAGGCATGGTTCCTCCTCGTAGCCACTGTCGCTACGGATAGCCTTTGTCGCTATCGGTTATAGGGTTCTCTAAATACAAAAAGGGCCTCGTATTTCCAACGAGACCCTCGGGGTGTGGTTGGTTCCTCTGAACGTGTGCCGAATTACAAGGAGACGCTCAGAATAATTGCTCTGTTTTTAATTAGTAATTTTTCAAAAACTCAAAAATCCTCTGGCTATTAAGTATGCCGGGACCAGAATCGCAAGCCCTCCTATTGCTGTCGCAAGGCTAAATAGCCCTGTATATTTAAGAATGATCTTGGTTAATAACCAAATCATCAGTCACCCTCTTTAAGCTTTTTCAGCAAGGCCACCATCATTGAGAAGCCCCGGATAAGTATTTCAAGTATTTGATCGGTATCCTTGCTCATACCTTAATGTTCCATAGCACTTCTATAAAGCCAAGCTTGGCTGAAAACATTTATCCAACTTGGCACCCTTTCTTACATTATCCTTCGCCCACAAGGGCTGTAAATTACTTAAAGCCCAGCACCTTTTGAAGTCAATGTCCCCAGGGCCTCTGAAGTTAAATGCTGAAACAGGAACCTTATGATCCACGTGCCATTCACCATAGTTGTCCCAAGTCATGCCAGGTTGGAATTGTTTTTCAAGATGCTGAATTAGTTTTTTGATTGAATATCCCACCAAATCCCCCCAGTAACGACCATCTTTGTTACTACATAAACTCCTATATATAGCATGACTAACTAGGTCATACAGTTTATTTTTAGGATTTAATTGACGGCGCATTCTTGCTTTTTTTCTGTTTTGGCGGTATTTTTCAGGATTATTTTGGCGGTATCTTCTACGCATTTCTTTCCGCTTTTCAGGATTATTTTGATAGTATTGTTTACTAGCCCTTGTTGCACATTCTTTACAATCAGCCCTTAATCCATCCCACACCTTACTACCAATCCCAAAGCTACCTAATGGCTTCCAAGTATCACACTTAAAACAATGTTTTTCTTCTATTCCGTTGTTTATTCTGTGCTCCTTTTTTTTCATACTTCAATATCTTCCGATACTTTCGCTTCCTGTTTCATTTCAATGGTGTCCGCCTCGGCTCGTGTGATGTGCAGTTGAAGAGAGTCCCACAATGCTTTGGCTGCCAGAAAGTTATGGTGTACTACCCGATAATTCTCCAAACTTGAATCCATTGGTAAATCACAAAACGCTTTATAACAAACCGCATAATGGTCGGCGAAGAACCCTTTTATCAAGGGAGCTTCCAGCAACCTACGGGCCTCTTGACCTAAGATAAGGCGACGCCCTCGCTCATCATCTGTTTGTTCGGTTTCGGTCACGTCTTAAACCCCTGCACCCACGGGTTTTGCAAGCTCTAATAAATCGAGCTTAAACTCCCTTAATGATTCCTTTTCGTCTTGGATGATTTTCTTTTCCTCTATTTGAACATCCTCTATTATTTTTCTCGATTCAAGCTCCGCATCAACATCAACTTTCTTTGCTTTAATTTCAACTTCTTTGCCCTTTAGCATCAACTCCATCTCTTTAAATCTCTTCTGCAACTCAACCATCTGTTGCTGTATCTCTTGTGATTGTTGCGCTGCTTGTTGCGATTGCTGAACATAAGTCTGCAAATCATTAATAAAGCTGTCGGCGTTCTTGAACCCCCAGCTTGTTATATACCGATGGCAAAGATTATGAATTTTCTCAGGAGTCAAGAGTCCCGGAAACATCTGATTAACTTTAAATAGCAACCCGATCATGCGCTCAATCTTTTGGGCTTCCTCAACGCCAAGGCTGGCCTCAATGCCCATGTTTACGGTACAAATAATCTGTCCCTGGATCATTTCGGGAGTGATTTCTTTTTCTTGCCCATGCACTTTTGCAGTAAACGGCTTTCGCAAATAGCGTTGGTAGAGCAAACCCGCTTTCTTATAAAAATCTCTTAGCCCTTCGGCAAAAATCCTGGCTACAAGCTCAAGCCGCTGCATAGTAGCTGTGTGTACCTGGGCAATGCCCGTAGCTGTTTTTTCTTTCATATCCGATGTATAACGTATTTGACCGGTTCGATTTTCTTTCAATTTATCCACGTACTCAATAATCGTAAAGTTGCCGGGGTTAAAAGGTGCAGGAGAAATATCCTCAAGCGATCCACTCTTGGCTGTCACAGCCCCGCCTGGTGTATGATTGTAAAGTGCGTGCAAATCTACGGAGCCATCAGGATCTATCCGCCACCTGCCCGAGACCTGGAAATCGAACATATCAAGAATCCGCCTGAACAGCATGGTCTTTAAGTTTTGAATCTCCACAAGCAGTTCGGCAAACGCTATGCCATTAAACTTATAACAATCAATTATCGGACGAATCGCACAAAACGGAATAAAACCCTCTTCGTTAATCTCGTGCCTAAGCAACTTGTTATTGCCGAGGTAACACACAACATCTTCAAGGTAGCCGTCACCGTCAACATCAAGTCGGGTGTACCATTCTTTAAACTTAACAGGGCTTTTAGCGCCGGTCTCGGATTCCGTGTATGGATCAACCGGCTGGTCCTCGTCCATGTAATTGGCTTTTTCACCAGACAGCGTATCCGGCTGTACGCCTTTACCCTCAGCAGACTCAAGATCGTTAAGATTCTTAAAGTACTGCTCCTTATCTTCAGATCTTGCACGGTCAATACGTTTTAGGTAGTCAAGGGTAACTTCGGTTTTTTGCCCCTTGCCGTACTCATCGTTAACGTCTCGTGCCTTTGAAGAGGCCAAAAATTCCCAGTGGGGCGTGTTCTCTACATAAATAGTGTCCTTAATGGTCTGCTTAACACGACATGTCGCTTTCCATGTAGGCGCAACAAACGGCCCCGCAATCTCTTCTATTTCCGTGATCTGAACGTCAGGGTCGCTTGCAAGCTGGACAAGATTCTCCTGAGTTAAGCTATCAAATTTTGCCGTAACGGTTTTTTGGTCAAGGTTCCATCCAAGTTTTACAAATGCCGTGTCCGACACAAGGGCATCTTTAATCCATTGGTAGAAAAGAAAGAAAATTGTCGGCGTCCCCTCGGCCAAATCAATCTGGATTTTTTCCATCAGGGCCTTGCCGACAAACGGTTCTTGACCTTTAATTTCAATCTCTATTTTTGGGTCTCCGGCAGCAAATGTCTTCATAAAGAAGGGCATCATCCACTCAACGACATCCATGACATCACGAGTGATAAACTGTGATCTTCCTTTCTTTTCATTCCCCAGCTTTCTTCCATAGTAGCGATCCCAATTAGTTTCTCGCTTTTCGGCCCGAGTTCCACGATTATCCTCGGCGGTTTGGATTTCAGCAAGGGCTTCCCTTTGGATCTCGTCAAAACTCATGGCCTTGTTTTTATCGGTCGGCATCGCTACCCCTAATTAGCTCCCACCACATGAATTATCGGTATCTTTCTCGTAAACCTTGCCTCACCCTTTTTCGGCCAGCTAACCTTGGCCTCCATCTCTTTAGCAAGGTTCTTAATCCGGTCATGCAAGTTGCCGGTAGCAGACAGCCAGGGCTTACCTCCCCATATCTTGAGCAGAACGGCATCATCTACAATCGCTTCCCCGTACTTATCTAATCGTGCTCGGATATGGGCCACGACAGCGGCGGTGAAAATTATCGCTTGCCTTACTTCTTCAACATTCTCTTCGGTGACTTCTATCTCTGCCATTACGCCCTACACCATCGCACTCTGGGGGCCACATTCCCACGACTGTAAAATAATATTACCAGGGCTTGTAGTGGCATGCAGAAAATAGAAAAACGGCACCACGGTATCGCCATCGGTAATAGTCATCGCAACGGTTGTGGTAGGGGCCACGCCATCGACCTTGTATGTCACGGCACCAATAGCACTCACATAGACCTCAAGAGTATGAGTTTCGCCATCACCCCAGGTATCGGTTGTATCCGTTGTGGTTGTCCCTGCCCCGTCAATATCGGTTTCAGTTTTAATCGCACCACCGATAATGTTCAGACATGCAAAGGTATCATAATCATCAATATTAGCTTGATACGCCTCTGCCAACCTGAATCCTACGGCGCAATCATCGGTCCCGGATACATCGGCAATAGAAAACTTCACCCTTAGAAAAAACGGCGGTGACGTGCCGACAACAAACGCACTCCGGGACTTAGCCGTTATGCCCTGAGTGTACTCGGCGCCATCGTTATCCGTCAGGTCCAGAGAAACAAGCAACCCTGTCGCAACGAGTGACGGAGCAAGAATAGTCTGCGTGCCCATCATGTGATACTCGAAAATATTATCCTCAAGTATTATCACGTTTTCATCACCCGCCGTGCCCGTTGCCGCACCACCAGCAATTCCTGCACTTACTGGGTTAGTCTCGAATTCCTCGTAGGTGTAATCCCGGTCGAGACTGCTCTGCCTGATAATATCAGCAGGACATACATCGCCAAAATTTTCTACAATGCCCTGAACTGCCTTGGCGTCCGCCGGATCTGCGATAGAATTTACAAAATCTCCAATTGATAAACTCATAGCTTTACCCTCCTATAATTATTAGTATTATTGCCCCTCTAACGAGTCCGATACTGCCGTTGCCGAAATAGTACCAGGGCCGGAAGCGGGCTTTGCAGAACCTAAAGTTCCAAGCATGGCTGCATTCACCGTTGCCGGGATGGCCGGAGCATCAATGCCGTGCTGTGCGCCTACGGTATCCGTCCTGTCGTGAGTAGCAAAGACCGCATCCTCAACCGTAGTCGTCATGTCGGTAGCATCCCAGTTAGTTGTACCAGCAGTAAAGGTCCCGCCACTTCCATTCTCTACCAGGATTCGCCCAACTACGGCACACGTGGCGGGGAGTCGTGCTTCTACGGTATCTAAAGCTGTATCTCTGGTCGCTACGTCGGCGTGTGTCATTGCGGTTACAGCCCCGGCCTTGCCGTCGGTAGCAAGGGCATAGACCGCCGTCCCAGCTACAGGGTCAGTTACTAAAAGCCACCCGCCAAACTTTGTGGTTGCAATAGTATCCGCATCGTCCATCGCCTGGTTCGATATTGCCCCTATCTGTGTGGCGCTCACGCCCAACCGATGATGATCAATTGTTCCCACGGACCAAGTATTAGCCGCTGAATCAGCAACAACGCTGGAACCGAGAGCAGTATCAAGGCCGGTAGCTAAACGAGGCTGATGAACCGTATAAACAGTCGCCGTCGCACCCGATGCGTTCAAATTGTCAGTCCCGATATTAAAAACGCTATCAGTATCGACTATTGTCATATAACCAAACTCAATTGTTCCGGCTGTTTGTGCTCTTTGAGAAAGGCTTAATAAGGCATCAATGGCACTATCATGGGCCATAGAGCCGCTACCAGCGGTATCTTGGGTTGTGACGGTTCCGGTTGCATCAATTAAAAGTCGCCATGCGCCCCACTTGCTTTGGGTGACGTCGCCGTTATCTTCAAGCGTGATCGTGGTATCTAAGACAGTTTCATATTCAATACCGGCGATTCGGTACCTGATACGACCAGCCCCGGTTAACGTCGTAGCGGCTCCTGCGGTCAGGCTGAAATCACCACCAATAACACCGTCACGCTCGTTCATATAGTGGAGATAATCATTGATTTCGTCGAGATCGCCATCTACCTCTGCCTGCCACGTGATTAGAGTGGCATGATCATCATGGAGTTCTTCGATTAGAGTCTCTGCGGCATCGTGCGAGGTTTTCTGTGTAGCATGGTCAGCCCTTAGCTCATTTGCCAAGGTTCGTAGCGCATTGATTTCTACATCTACGGCTTCCCAAATAGCTTGAAGAGACCGCTGAACCATCGGGTCCGAGATGTTGTTAATAAATTCGGATATTTTTGTTGCCATTGATCTGTCCCCCTTTATTAGTTCTTGTAGTGTTGTACTCGCCTTTCAGCCGCCCGGAATAGTCGGAATCCTGATAATTTCCTCACCAGAGAACAGGCTTGGATTTCGCACCTGCTGTAGTTCTTGGAGCAGGCTCCGCTCCCTGCTCTTCTTTTGGGCCTCAAGCTGTGACTCCAAATACGTCTTGGCTTTCAGAAATCGCTTGCGCTCTGTCGGCCTCAGGTTCTTTGAAAGCATGCCATCTACCCACGATAGCGCACGGTTCGCTTGGTCAGGAGTCATTAGTTCGTTCAGTAAGCCCATTTATAGCCCACTCACGTTATAATTCGCCATTAATTGGTCAGATAGCTCTCTGGCTCTTGCTTGATCGAAATACGGTTCATCCAGGCCAGCCACGGCAAATCCCAGGGCCGCTACCGCAGGATAATCTTGTACCCTCGTTTTCTGCACGTCATCAGGCGATAGCGCTCCCAATCGACCCGGAAGCTGGCTTGACGTGCCAAAATGTAGGGATTTCTTGGCCCTACCCATCCGTCCCTTGATCTGATTTGCATACAGCCTGAGATTGTGCGGGTCATCCACGAACGGGGCCTCAGAGACATAAATGCCCTTCTTCTTGTGGCCCAAATTACGATTGAAGCGGGACACAAAATGCATCATCAATACATTGGTGCTATCCCCGTACCAAGGACGCACTAAATACATATTCTGCAGATCGTACAACCTCTTTATGAGCGCTGGCGTGTCCGTGCTCTCGTATTCCGCCAGCAAGCGTAGGTGTCTCAGTTTTAGGCCAGGATCTTCCCGGTAGTCCTCGCCCACGACCACAATAAACCCCGAAGACTCACCAGAGGGCCATGCCAGTCCACCCGCCATCCTGCGGTACTCCCACGAAGGCTCGTGCCGGTAGAAATACTCCTTGGTTTGACCTACGGGAGTCACATATGTCTTTTTTTCTATGAGTTTCATGCCAGATCACACCCCGCAAAAAAACCGCCCTCATAAAATGTCAAGGCAAGCGCATCCGCCCTGTCCGGCGATCTCTTCAATAATTCCTTCATAACCTTTTTCTGCATGACCCGGATCTTGCCGTTCTCAATCTCATAGGTGGGGGCCAATAGCTCTTCCATCAATGCCTCATCTGGGGGCAGCATAGCTCCTGAATCGGTCCGTAGCCATTCTCTAACTGCCCACATTAGCTGATCCCGCAATATCTTAAATTCGCCCAACTCAGACCTTTCTGTGGGCTTAGAGGCTACCTTCACACTCATAGCCGACACGCCCGCTCTCTGCATCTGTGGGGCTACACCAGCCCCTACACCCGTTCCGTCCACATTAACCCGAACAGCCCGTCCCTTGGCCTCCAAGGCTGCCCTGTCAGCCGTGCCGACCGTATCCATGCCCTGCCATAATAATAGCTTCGGCACGAACCCCCCGTACCGGAAACACGCCACGTTAGCATCCGACCCCATCTCAGCCACGTCCTGGCCCATCACGCCAACAGCATGCTCCGGGGGCTTTGCGCCATGCTCTGAGACATACACATCCCACCTGGCCCGGGCCTTCGCCACCCAGTCCCTTGAGATTAGTTGCTGGCTACCCTGTGCCGGATACTGGCCTAAAACCATATAAGAAAACGCAGGCTCTACGATCTTGTACCAACCAGCCCTTAGGGGCTGATACATCTCCCCGCTATGACTGCGGGCCTGAGACCCTACTAAAAACTCTGGTAGCTCAAAACACTCACTATCCGGGATCTCCTGATCTGCCACGAGTGGCCTACACCACTCATTAATGCGCCTGACCGTAGTTTCACGGGTCACGGCGCCGGGGATCGACTCCTGATCAGACACTACGTTGGGATGATTAAATGCACTCAGGCTGACCACGTTGGCCCGACCATCCCGCTCCATGCGATAGACCTCGCCAACCTCGGCACGAGGGTTGAACATCACGAGTAGCCTCGCATGACCGCCAGACATACAGGACTCAATACCCCTGAACACCTCATCCGGGACGGCATCGCCCTCATCAATGATAAACAGGAGATGGGGGGCGTGCTTGCCACTGAATTTAGCCTCTCGGACCGCCTCTGTGCCAGATGTGGGGATCGTCACGCCTGTTAAAAACGATTGTGCGGATCGCTGAATGTGTAGGGCCGTGACTGCATCAGAACTAAATAATTGTGGGTGGTTTTCGATGATGCTACCAATCTCACCCCATAGGAGCTTTTTTAGATTGCTCTCAGGTGGGGCGGCGGCAGTGTAAACCTGACTATTTGGATGGCATTTATACCAATACGTCGCTATCCGGGCGGCGGCATGAGTTTTCCCGACAGCATTAGGACTTTTCGCCACAGTGATTGGATAGTCCCTGACCGACTCCATCAAAGCTTTAACCTCATCCGTATATTTCTCTTTCAGCACTTGCTCCCCGAACCCGACCGGATCATCCTGGTAGCTCCGATAGCGATAATCCCCGAACGCCTCAGCTATAACATCGGCTGGGAACACGACCTGGATGTTAGTCGCTAACTGGTTGAGGTCTTGAGTAGATAGGTTAATCATTTCGACCCTGATAGTTTTTTGGGATTACCCACCAGCACGGCCCCGATGGCCGCAACCTGTTTTTCCGGCAGCCCGGCCAGTAACGCCTTTAGCGTGTCCGCCGATAGCGTGTGCTCTGTCCGGTCCTTAAACATACCGGCATGCTTGCCGTGTAGCTCTGTGCACTTCACCGCTGGCCCCATCTGGCCCATTATAATTGATAAC